GCATGGAAAAAACCTAAAGTTCATATCGGCTGTTTCAACGCCATTACCGGCATCTTCGATACGACGCATACGATAATACTTAAATATGTATTCGTCGTTTTTATCGGGTACAGGCCACACGTTTATCTTAGGGTTATCTCTAAGACGTTCTACGTAAACTTGAATTGGCCTACCTTGCGTTAGCTTGTTAGGTATAGACGCATAGGTGCTTACACTTATTCGGCTTATGGTTAGGTCAGACTGCGTATACTGGTTCCCGCTATCTGTACGTATAACCTGCTCTAACAAGTCAATCGTATCTGCGGGTAAGTCATATTGAGAAGTCCCTTTAACAAGAGCTACAGTACCCTCGTCAATCGTCCACATGTTGATACCACGGTTCTGCCACTCAATGGTCATCAAGTTCATGGAACGTCTAGCAGTGCGAAGATCGTATCCAGAACGCATCTCACGGCCAGCACGTTCCCACGCCTCTTCAGCGATCTCCGTGAAGTCCATATCAAATGCTGTTGTTCCAGATGTAGTCATTTACTTCTTCTTAGCTGCTTTCTTAGCCGGAGCTTTTTTGGGTGCTTCTTCTCTCTTTGGCGGAGGTTGTAACTCAGCCAAAACCGCGTTTGCTTCTTGCTCGCTCATCAAACTAGCATTAACTACGGTGTATGTACCGTCCTCGTTCTTACTACCAACTTGAAAGACAGGACGCCCGTCCGAAAAGTTGCCGTTTTGGAAAACTTCTAGTTTATCCATTCCTAGTACCTCTTACATATAAGGTTTTCTTTCTGCGGTTGTCCATTACAGCTCCACAACCTCTGTGGTTTGTGCGTATTGGGCCACCAGCTTTTGCCGTTCTAACCTTGGCTTTGGGAGTGTTGGACACCACCTGCTGCCCCCTAGAACCAGCCTTTTTCTTCTTACGTGCCGTAGTAGCACGTTCAGCTTTGCTCAGTGACTGCGCCTTAGCTTTAGGTAAGCAGCGATCTGGGTTCTTTTTATTCTTCGACGTACCACATGGCCCTTTGATTTCACCATCGGTGCCGATACGAACCCACTGCTGGTCACGCCACTGTTTAAGCTGTCCCATTACTTACTTTTCTTTTTCTTCTTGCTACCCTTTGCATAGTTAGGGTCTTTGCAATACTTAGAAGCTGCCATGTTCGCATAAGCAGACGGGTAGGTGTCAAACGTACGTTTGGCCCACGCTTTACCAGCCGGACAGATTTTGCCGCCCGACTTCACCTTGCCGCCTGACTTATAGTAGCGTCTCATCGCATCTTCGCTGGACGTACGCCCCTACGAGCGATACCGGCACCACGAACTTTCTGCTTCTTACCACCAGCAGCGCCGCCTTTGGCGTAGCCCTTGGTCTTCATAGCGCCACCTTTAGCATAGCCCTTGGACTTCATCATGCCGCCTTTGGACATGTAGCCCATCTTGTTACGGACTTCCTCGGGTAGCTTTTTGAGTCCCGTATTGCCTTCTGGGGCTTTCTTCAACGGGCCACCGCCAGCTTTGTAGCCTTTGGTCTTCATCTTGCCGCCAGCTTTGTAGCCCTTAGCTTTCATCTTGGACTTCATCATGCCGCCTCCCATAGCTTTTTTAACAGACTTCTTAGGTGGACGCTTACCTTCGCGATCCATGAAGTTTAGGTACTGACGTAGGGTCATGCCCGTTTCTTGTAACTGCTCACGAGTTACGTTAGCACGCTTGTCTCGGCCTTCACCGACATTACGTTGCAGTTTGCCGCTGGGTTTATCTTTACCAGTGACCGTACCGCGTAATGGGCGTGGTGGCTTCTTAGCTGTTGGCTTCGCAGGAGCCTCTGCTTTAGGTGGGCGCGGTGCGGTTGTAGGCGCTTTCTTAACGTCCAGTGCACCTTTAGCAAATACTTGCTTACGGTCTGAAACACCTCTGGGTTTTTGTGCGTCTTGGGCATCTTTCATATCGTCCATACGAGTCTGCCGCGTACGCCCCGGCCCTCTGCCCCGACGAGTGGCTTTCTTAACCGGCTGGTCTTTCGTCTTACGACCTAACAAACCACCTAAAAACATCTTCTTCGGCTTCATGCCTTACTCCTTGTCTGCATACAAGTTATCAAACACTTGATTCACGTCCAGCGTGTAGTCCAAATCAGACTTGCTGTAGTGAATGTGCTGAGAAGGCCGGAAATCTGGTGCGCCTTCTCCCGTTTCAAACCAAGCGGGATGTGTCACCCGCACCCTATTGTTTGGTAAAGCTACAATATTGCCAGTCCACTCACCAGCGTCTAGTAGCTCCATCACATGACTCTGCTTATGCTGTGCAGGGTCATCAGCAATCTCGTTGTTCGTATAGTCCACCGTGAACATATACTTCGCGGGGTACATCTCCCCATCTATTTTTGCCAGCCAAGGGCACGGTGTGGCTCTGTCAAGCACGTACACCGCGTGATCCCTCGAACTGCAATCCCAAGGCTGTGCTGCCCATACGGGCATGGGTTCGGGCCACTCGTCTAGCGGGGTGTCCCCTACTAACGCTGTAATCGGCATCCGTGCCCACATTGCACCTCCATGCACATTGGGTTCGTCTTCTTCGTCGTATGTTTCAGCCCCAGTAAAAATTACCTGAAAACTCAAACACCTAGTCGGCATCGTTGTTACTGCAATCGCCATAGCGTGAATAAACTCGCCATGATACTTCTCGTGATTATGGGTGTACTCTTTTCTCACCCAGCATTTGAAATACGGTACGTTGCTCTGCAAGTACGCCAACTAACACCTCCATCGTCTCCTTGCCTGCCGCAACCTAGAATTAGGGTCTGCTGCTGCTTTAGGAAACTTCTTCATTTGTCCGGCAGAACGAGCACAGAACGACTTTCGACGCGCTGCACGTTTTCCGGTGGGTTTCTTTTCCGTTACTGCGGTCTGTAGCTTACTGCCGGGGTTCTTACGTCTATACGCCTTGACCCCCGCTTCAGTCATACCTGCGCCTGACTCCGTAGGACGAAAGTTCTTTTTGTTGCGCTTGGGCATACCCCCCTTACTGAAAGAGGGGCAGCTCTCGACCTTCTTTTTGTAGTAGCTACGCACTATTAGAACTCTTTACGCATGTACAGAATAATCGTGTACGTATCTGCGCTAGTGTGTCCTACCGTAGTAAAGTTAATATCGCCTGTCTTACCAGACCCTGCATTGTTGGTTAGGCCACCAAAGATAGTGTAATCGTGATTACCACTCTGGTTTTCACCTAGCTCAATACAAAACTGGTCGGTACTAGCGTCGAACAATATCTGTACTTTCATACCGATACACTGCCACCAAATGCGCTCTATCTTCACGCCCGTGCAAGTTTGTCCGTTTTGGCTAGTTTGTAAGCCGCTAACATCAACTTTAGTAACAGCAGACTCGCCTGTGCCGTCCGATATATTAGTGAACTTCATCACCGTATGCGTCGGGCCATCAATCAGAGTCTGTGAGGTTACAGCATCAGCCATAACTACCTCCTATTACTGGTCAGCAAATGCAGGTGCGTCAGCGCCTTGCTGGTAGCCCCAGATGTAGTAGTTGGTGCTGTCTTTCGCTTCAATGTTAATTTCCATCAAACCGAAGTCAGTCAGAGTCAACTGAGAGTTGGAGTTACCGTCCGCATAAATGCTTGCTGGAGTTCCAGTGATGTGCAAGACGCCGCCAATAAAGAAGTTAGCATTGCCGGGAGTCACAATAATCAGGTTCTCTGTCTCTTCCGCCGCACCGCCGTATACAAACTTGAAGTTAGCGCCAGCAACAGGGGCAGGTAGAGTAATCGTACGGTTTGCGGTAAGCGCAGGGACTGCAAGAGTACGTCCACTATGAGTAGCGTTATCTAGCGTTTTGTCCTCATCACCCAAAGCAACGGGAGCACCGCCGTAAGTTGTGATCTCAGTGATTGCGCCAGTATCGGCGTTCTTGCTTATAGCCTTGAAGGTGCTCTCGGAACGTACCGCACCCGAAAAAGTAGTATTAGCCATGTGTATCTCCTGTCGTGGCTAGTGTCAGGTACGGGATGTACCTGTCAGGGATATTAGTTTTATACAGTAGAAAAAGAAAAGGGGCAACAATGTGCCCCTTCTCATTTGGCGTTTTAGTCTGCGCCGGGTGAACCGAAAATCCCAAGTGGGTCGGATACACCAAACGAGTAACGCTCGCGGGCCTTATAACGGCTGTTGCCCGTGTCGAAGTCTGCATCCATAGATGTAGCCATCGGAGTACGAACAAAGTGCTTCAAGCCATTAGGCACATCGGTGGTCAAGAACCAAGCATCTGTATCAGTCAGATAGTGGTTGACCGTGTAGCCTTCTGGAATTGAACCGTTATTGCGGATCGCGTTCAGATCATTGTCAGCCGTACCTACTCGACCTTCAGTCTCCAGCAAACGAGTTGCTACAAACATCAAGTTGGGTGGGATTACCAGCTTACGAGGACGCGCTGCAATCAACAGACCACGCTCATCAGTCCAACCAGCAATCTGAATGACAGCGGCTTCCAAAGAAGTCTCATTCAAATCAGATGCCACAGAAGGACGGTTTGAGTTAGTGCCGCCAGAAACTAGCGGGTGGTCAGTTGCACACAGAGTTTTGCCATCACCATAGGTGGTACCAGACGCGAACGCATTGTTCAGGATGGAAGCACCTTTAACTTGCTTGGTGTACGCCATAGCGCGTGCAAGTGCCTTGGTGTAACGAGAAGACAGCGAATCGTAGAGGTTATCTTCGATAGCTTCCTCGGTAACACTAAAGCCCATAGCGATGGTTTCGTGCGTATACCGTGCAGTAAACGCCTCTTGTGCGTTGTCATACTCAATCGCCGCACCTTCGTCCTTGACGGGGGCAGCGGAGAAACCTGACAACTTAGTTTCTTCTTCAAATGAGCGCTCAGAAGTCTCTGATTCAAAGATCTCTTTATGTTGCTCACCATACTTTTGATATTCCAAACCGAACAAAGC